ATTAGTAATATTGAGGAGGTTACTGATGGGTAAAGTATTAGATAAGGTTGTTGATTGGTTAGAGTTTGAGGTTGAAGACCTACAAACATATGCTGATAGTTATGTATCTAAATCTCACATTTCTTTATCGGCTAGTGATTTTATAAATGTAGGTAAACATGAGACTGCTGAGGAGTTGTTAAGGCTAATTAAAGAAGAATGGGAGGTTGTTGATGCTTAACATATTATATTTTTGTACAATGGAAGATTACATTAAGGCTGTTCGTTATTGCCAAGCTATGAACTTATCTTTTGAGGGTATTCAAGCAAAAGATCCTAAGTCAGAAGTGCCTTATTCAATTCAGATATTGGGGGTGAATGATGAGCAATAAACTACCACTTATTGATAGTGAGGAAATAGTTGATCAATTAGATCGTGTGCCTTTAGAAAAATTTGATGACGCATTAATTGAAATTATGAACATATTTGCTGAGCAAAGAGAAATTAGGACAGACGAGGAAGGTAATGATGAGTAAAAAATATCGCTTTCAAGTACCCGTTTATTATTATTATGAAGCTGAAGCTGATTCTGAAGATGAAGCATTAGATAAAATATCTTTAAAAAAAATTAAACCAAGTATGGTTGAAGATGAACCAAATTGGGGTGATGCAGTGGAGGTTGGTTATGAGTAAAGGTAGTAAGCGTAGACCTACTAACGCTGAACTATACAACAGAAACTATGAGCTTATCTTTTGTAAGAAAGGTAAGAACCCAACAATACAAGAACCAGAGGTAATAGATCACATGGATTATGGAACAAACACTAATTGGAGACCTGCCGATCAAGGCAGAGCCACACCATTCGAGTGGGGTGGTAAGGAATATTTACTAATGCAAAACCTAGACACAGGTGAACACGCATACTATAATGCAACTGATGATAGGTTTGAGCAGAATGTGGAGATGAACTAATGATTATAATCAAGTTCAAAAAAATATCAGTAACAGATGGTAAGTTAAAAGATTATGAGTCTATGTTTGACTCACAACAATCAGCCTTTGATTTCTTCAGCGATCTACTTGATGATAAGAATGTTAAGGCAGTAGAACTACAACGTATTGATGAGAATTTATATGGAAAAAATAGTAATACCTAAATGTGCAATAGATGACTACAATGAGAGGTGGGCTAGTAAACTTGCTAAGTATAAAGTTAAGCGAGCTTCTAACGTACCTTATTATTTAGATGAAGATGCAATCTATGAAAAGTATTTAAACGATATTAAGGAAAACTAATATGGCTACGATTGAAGAGCAAATTGAGTTAGAACACAGAATGGTTCAGTCTGGTATTGATAGGTATAACAAACAAATTAAACAACTATCTGATAAAAAACTTGAGTCAAAAACCAAGCATGGTAGAACTATTGTTGCAGGTATATGTGACAAGGTTTCACAAGAGTTAGCCTCTGATTTAGAAAAGTCTAAAAAGTTACGCAACAACAAACTTAAACTATTGAATGGTTGCAATACTAGACAGGTGGCTTATCTATCTCTTATCACTTTGGTAGATACAATATCAAGAGGCATACCTCTGGTTGCTACTGCATCTAACATAGGCAAGCAAATAGAAACCCAATTTAGATTGGACAAGTGGTTGGAAACTGATAGAGAGACGGCTACCAATCTAATTAATATGGCTAACAAAAAATCTGATAAGGGTTTTGAACACAAGCGTCATGGTTTAAATTTTAAAATGAATAAAGATGGGGTTGACATTCCATTGTGGGTTAATTCAGATAGAATTAATATCGGTGTACGTATGATAGATATTATTATCCGTACTACAGGTATTGTATATGTAAAAAAGGAACACTATAAACGCAAGACAGTTAGCTATGTTGTGGCTACTGAAGATACATTAAAATGGGTCAAAGGTTTTAATGATACTCACGAAACAAATTTACCACGTTATGCTCCATGTATTATTGAGCCTAAAGATTGGGACTCATTCTGGGGTGGGGGTTATCATTCTACTTTTGTAAACGAGAAACCTTTTTTGAGGGTACATGGTCTATGAAACAACATTTAAAAAACTACATAAAAGAGGTAGAGGCTAAAGATTTATCTATTGAGTATGAGTGTGTTAATGCTTTACAAAAAACACCTTGGAGAATAAATAGATTTGTATTAGAAACTATTACTAATTGTTGGGAGGGTGGTGATGAGTGGGTAGGTTTACCTCCAAGAGATGCTCTAGCAATACCTCCATATCCTTTTAGTAAAGAGCCTAAACATTTAAATGATCAAGATATAGAAAAATTTAAAATATTTAAAGCACAAAGAAATGCAATATATACAGCTAATGCAAAGAATATGTCCAAGCGTATTCAAGTAGAGCGTACCTTACAGCTTGCTGAAGAGTATGCTCAAAGAGATAATTTTTGGTTTGTTTGGCAGTGTGACTTTCGTGGCAGGAAATATCCTGTTGAGTCCTTTCTTTCACCACAAAATGCAGATTACTCTAAAGCATTATTAGAGTTCTCTCGTCCTGCTATTATAAGTAATGACGAAGATGCTAAGTGGTTGGCTATTCATGGAGCTAATGTGTTTGGTGTTGATAAAGTTAGCCTTGAAGAGCGTGAGATGTGGGCATACATGAATATAGATAACGCTGTTGATGTTTACAATGACCCCTACGAGTGTAAGTGGTGGCAAACAGCAGACAAACCTTGGCAAGCACTGGCTTGGTGTAAGGAATGGGCAGAGTATAACGAGGTACGTCTGAGAGGCTTTGGTGAGCCGTATGAGACATTCTTACCTTGTGCTAGTGATGGTAGTTGTAATGGGCTACAACATCTGTCAGCCATGCTCAGAGACTCTGAGGGGGGTAGAGCAGTAAACCTTACACCGAGCAGTGACCCACAAGATATTTATAGTGATGTAGCTAATAGAACTACTGAATTGTTGAAGCAAGAGGGTGGTGAGATGGCTCAACATCTACTTAATATTGGGGTGTGTAGAAAACTAACCAAGCGTTCTGTTATGATTGTACCTTACAGTGGTACACGACACGCTTGTAGGGACTACATCATGGAGGCACTTGAAGAAAAATGTAGGGGAAATAACCCTTGGGGTGATGACTTCTTTGAGTCTGCATCATTCTTATCAAACTTTGTTTGGCAAGCTATTGGTGAGGTTATAGTATCTGCATTTGGAGCAATGAATTACATTAAAGATATAGCTAAGTTGTATGTCGATAATGGTATGTCGTTTACGTGGACGACACCAACCAACCTATTGGTTAGGCAGTTTTATACGGACAGGAAAAGTAAGCGTATTAAAACTCACATAGCAGGTAGTTTGGTTGCACTTAGGTATCGTGAAGATACTGGAAATAAAATGGACTCACGTAAAACCTTATCAGGTGCTAGTCCAAACTTTGTACATTCGCTTGACGCTTCTGCTTTGACGCTGACTGTACATGAGTGTTTAAAAGATGGTATAATAGACTTTGCTATGGTGCATGACTCTTATGCAACTCATAGTCCTAATATGCCTTTGTTAAACAAAAGGTTACGAGAGGCTTTTGTAGCAATGTATAAAGAACATGATGTACTTCGTTGTCTTTATGATGATGCAGTAGCTTCATTACCCGAAGGGACAGTTGTTCCTCAACCACCTGAAAAGGGTGGGCTGGACTTGGATGACATTTTAAAAAGCGATTACTTTTTCGCCTAATCAAAAAGTTACCCTATAGCCACCCACCGTTCAATATTAACTAAAGGAAACAAAAATATGGCGAAAAATATAATGGTATTATCTGGAACAGCTATGTGGGCAAAAGTGTTTGAACCTGATACTAAGTTCAATCCTGATGGAGATTACACTATAAATCTTCAAATGCCTGTAGCTGAAGCTACACCAATGTGTGAGAAACTAGATGAGATAGTTCAAGCTAAGTTTGATGAGGCTATTGAAAAAGACCCTCGTTTAAAAAATACGCTGACCACACAATGTTGTAGTAATCCTGTGTATGACCGAGATACTGGTGATGATACAGGTAATGTTGAGTTTAAATTCAAACTCAAAGCTAAAGTAAGAAAACGTGATGGTACTACTTACGAGCAACAACCTGCTGTTGTTGACTCTAAACGTGTACCACTAACTAAAGAAACTCTAATTGGTAATGGATCTAAGGTTAAGATTGCTTTTGAACCTGTTTCTTATGTTATGCCTAGTACCAAAAAAGCTGGAGTCTCTTTACGACTTAAAGCTGTACAAGTAATTGATCTTGTCGAGTATGGTAACTCAGCAACTTCCGTCTTTGATGAGGAAGATGGTTATGTAGCACCTGCTACTACAACAGAAACTGTTAGCGAGGAGATACCATTTGATGAAGGCGACTTCTAGGTCAACCCTTGAAGAACGAGTACAAGAAAACCTCGACAAACGTGGGGTAGTTTATGAGTATGAGCCTTGTAAACTACCTTATGTAGTTGAGCGTAACTACGTACCTGATCTTTTAATTGGAAATATGTATATCGAAATTAAAGGTTACTTTCGACAAGATGCTCAACGTAAGATGAGAAGCATGAAGGAGCAACATCCTGAACTTGATATACGTTTCTTATTTCAGAAATCTAATAGCACTGTTCAAGGTGCTAAAAGAAGAAAAGACGGCACTAAAATGACTTGTGCTGAATGGGCAGAAAGACATGGATTTATATATGCAGAAGAAATCATCCCAGATGAATGGCTTAGTTAAATCACCATGTATAAACATATGTGTTCTGGAAGATAAACGCTGTGTTGGTTGTGGTCGTAGTATTGATGATGTTAGTCTTTGGTCTACTTACACAAACGAACAGAAACGAAAAGTAATAGAGGAAATAAATGGAAAAACAGGAGAGTGAATTTATTAGACACACTCCTTGTGATAAGTGTGGTTCGTCAGATGCTAATAGTGTTTACTCTGACGGACACACCTATTGCTTTGCGTGTGAAACTTATGGGCAATCCCAAGAGGAGGCTAAAGTGGTAGAGTTGAAGCCCGATAATTTTTTAACTGGTAACTATGTTCCATTAATTAAACGTAAACTAAATCTTAAGACTGTAGAGTTTTGGGATTATCAAACAGGTGATATAAATGGTAAAACAACGCAGATTGCAAACCACAAAACCACACAAGGAAAAACTATCGGTCAGAAAGTACGGTTGGCAGGAAAGCAGTTCTCAGTGCGTGGAAATCTTAAAGAAGCAGGACTCTACGGACAGTGGCTCTGGAGAGACAAAGGAAAAACAGTAACAGTTGTCGAGGGTGAGTTAGATGCTTTATCCTTATCACAAGCCTTCGATCATAAGTGGGCTGTCGTTTCTGTTAAAACTGGAGCTGCTGGTGCTAAGAGAGATATTAGACAAGCAATAGAATGGCTTGAGGGTTTTGAGTCAGTTGTGTTTATGTTTGATAATGATGATGTAGGTAGAAAAGCATCATTAGAATGTGCTGCCTTATTATCTCCTCGTAAAGCTAAGATAGCTAAGTTACCATTGAAAGACCCTAGCGAAATGTTAATGGCTGGACGTACCAAAGAATTAATAAATGCCTTTTGGGAAGCTAAAACTTTTCAACCTGATGGTATTATTAATGGTGCCGAGTTATGGCAAGAAATAATTACAAATGAAGTAGTACACACTGTACCTTATCCTTATTCTGCTTTAAATGAAAAGATAGGTGGGTGTAGGTTGGGTGAAATAGTTACAGTTACAGCAGGTTCAGGTTTAGGTAAGTCTCAACTTACTAGGGAGTTTGCATATCATCTACTGAACGAGGGTGCTACCATAGGCTACGTTGCGTTGGAGGAGTCCAGTAAACGCACAGCTCAGGGATTAATGTCACTCCACCTGAACAAGCTAGTTCACTTAGAGGATATACGTGAGGCTGAATTAAAAGAGGCTTTTGATGCTACTCTAGGTACTGGTCGTGTATTTATGTATGACCATTGGGGTTCTACTGAAAGCGATAATCTGCTTAATAAACTACGATACCTTGCAAGAGGTTGTGGTTGTCAATACATTATACTAGATCACATTAGTATTGTGGTTAGTGGTATGGATGGAGGTGATGAACGTAGGACAATAGATACTTTAATGACAAGGCTTCGATCTATAACAGAAGAATTGAATATAGGTATGATTGTTGTATCACACTTAAGACGACCTAGTGGTGATAAAGGACATGAAGAAGGTGTTATCACGTCTTTATCTCAACTTCGTGGTTCAGCAGCTATAGGTCAGCTATCTGATATTGTTATAGGTATGGAACGCAACCAGCAAGACCCTGAAAATTCTGACAAGACTACCCTTAGAATACTCAAAAACAGATGGAGTGGAGAGACAGGTGTAGCAGGTCAGTTAGTTTACTCTAAAGATACTGGACGTATGTCCGAAGATTATACAGGAGAGTTTTAATGGTTATAGCAGAAACTAATGAAATAAAAATGATGGAGGCTTACAGGGTTTTAAAAGAACTTTTAATTTCTATTGGATTAGAAGGGGATTTACCAACCTTTAAACAATTTAAAATTATTTACAACGAAGAAAGAGAATTAAATTAATCACTCCAGCGAGAGGATATATAATGATAATATTTGATATAGAAGCAGATCACTTATTGCCTGATGTAACTAAAGTTCATTGTATGGTACTAAAGAATTTAAAGACAGGTAATGTAGTTCGCATTGAACCTGACAACATACAAGTGGGCTTAGGAATATTACAAGGTGCTGAAGCTATAGGTGGTCATAACATTATGGCTTATGATCTACCTGTATTAAAAAAACTATATAACTTTAACTACTATGGACAAATCTTTGACACTTTAGTTGCATCAAGACTTATATGGTGTAATCTAAAAGAAAAAGATATATTAAAAAGAACTGTTGATAACAACCTGATTGGTTCACATTCGCTCAAGGCTTGGGGTCAACGCCTAAACTTTAAGAAAGGTGATTATGGAGAGTATGAAGGTGCTTTTAATAAGTACACACCAGAAATGCTTAATTACTGTGAACAAGATGTAGAACTAAATACTAAACTTTATAATTTAATTCTATCTAAGAAGTACCCTGAAGAACCTATGCGTCTTGAACATGAGATGAATAGACTGTTACTACAGCAAGAATGGACAGGTTTTCCATTCAATGTAGAAAAAGCACAAAAGCTTTATACAGAACTATCTGCACGTAAACAAGAGATTGAGAACGAGTTAGTTGATACACTCCCACCTACTATAGTGGAGTTAAAAACTAAAACAAAAGTAATACCTTTCAATCCTGCTTCACGACAGCAGATAGCAGACAGGTTACAAAGAAAAGGTTGGAAACCAAAAGAGTTTACTCCAACAGGTGAACCAAAAGTTGACGAAAAAATTCTGGCAGGAATTAATATGCCTGAAGCTCGTCTACTCACAGAGTATTTAATGTTAAACAAAAGATTAGGACAACTAGGAAATGGGAAACAAGCGTGGCTTAAATTGGAAAAAAGTGGTGTTATACATGGGCGTGTCAATCATATGGGTGCTGTTACTTCTCGCTGTACTCACAGTGACCCGAATGTCGCACAAGTCCCCTCAACAGGAGCAGCCTTTGGCAAGGAATGTAGAGAGTTATTTCACGCACCAGAGGGATACTCATTACTTGGTGCAGACGCTAGTGGACTAGAACTTAGATGTCTTGCTCATTATATGAATCGTTATGATGGTGGTTCATATGGTAAAGAAATACTTAGCGGTGATATTCATACAGCTAATCAAAAAGCTGCTGGATTAGAAACCAGACCACAAGCAAAAACATTTATCTATGGGTTTTTGTATGGTGCAGGTAATGAAAAAATAGGACAGATAATGGGTAAAGGTGCAAAGGAGGGTGGACAAATTAAGAAGAGATTCTTAGCCAAAACACCTGCTTTAAAGAAACTAACAGAAGCTCTAAAATATAGATTAGAACAACAAAGTGGTGAAAAACTTATTAATGGTTTAGACGGACGCTTAATACCTATCCGTCACCCACACGCTGCTTTAAATACATTACTTCAATCAGCAGGTGCTATCGTTTGTAAAAAATGGTATGCAACTATAAATGATATGATAAGGAACGAAGGCTATACTAAAGAAGAAGTTTCAGTAGTAGCTTTTGTACATGATGAAGTTCAAATCTTAGTTAAGAAAGGGCTTGAGGATAAAATAGGTGCAATCACTAAAAAAGCAATTAAAGAAACAGAGCGAGCGTTCAATTTTAAATGTCCTCTCGACTCAGAATACCAAGTCGGAAGTAGTTGGGCAGAGACTCACTAGCCCTAGCCGTATTGGTGATATAGCAGAACACTACGCAATTACTTGGTTATGGGATGAAGGATTTGAAGTATTTCATAACTGTGGTTGTTCAGGTGCTATAGATATTGTAGCTATAAAAGATAATGAGATTTACTTGTTTGATGTCAAAACACTAACGTATTCTAAACAGAGAGGATACCATCTTTTAAAAAGCAACAGAACTAACTTGCAAAAAGAAATGGGTGTACAACTACTTAGTTTTAACCCCAAGACTCGTAAGTTACGATTGATAAAACATCAGGAGTAACAATGGAAAATATATTAAACATAATTCTTGTATTAAGTTTTGCTTTTGTTAGTATTGCTCTAGGAGTTAGATGGGTAGCTCAAACTATTATAGAGTATAAACTAGCTAGGTTTGGACTTATGATGGAAAGATTAGATAAAAAAGAGTATGAAAGAATGATGGAGGATAGCAATGAAGATTAAAACACTTTTGGTTGATGGGGACATTGTAGCATATAAAGCTGCAACTATAGCTGAAACCCCTATAGATTGGGGTGATGGTTTATGGACTCTACACGCACATGAGAAAGATGTTATAGGTTCTATTGAAGAGTTTATGTCTAAGATAATTAAAGATTCTGATTGCTCTGAAGTTATAACTTGTTTGTCAGGAACTAACTTATATAGAAAAGAGGTAGCACCTTACTATAAACTTAATAGAACAAATGTACGCAAACCAATGCTCCTAAATTTTGCCAAAAAATATTTAGCAGATAAATACAACGGTAAGGTTGAGGATAGATTAGAGGCTGATGACTTGCTTGGTATTTTAGGTAGTAAAGATTCTAATACAGTTATATGGTCTTTAGATAAAGATTTATTAACAATACCTGCACATCATTTAGTGCATGGAAAGGTTGTAAAAATAGATGAAGATCAAGCTGATTATAATTTCTTTTATCAAACTCTTGTTGGTGATTCAACTGATAACTATAAAGGTTGCCCTACAATAGGTGATAAAAAAGCTAACAAAATTTTACAACAAGAAGGTGCTACTTGGGAAACTGTAGTTAACACATACGCAAAAAATAACTTAAGTGAAATGGTAGCTCTTGAAAACGCAAGGCTTGCTAGAATACTACGCAATGGTGAATATAACTTTGATACTAAAGAGGTGAAGTTATGGGCAGCGTAGATTTAGTAAATGAGCCTCCTCATTATAATAAAGGAAACATAGAGACTATAGATTACATTATTGATGCGTTAGGTGAGTATGAAGCTATTTCATATTGTCATGGAAATGTAATCAAGTACACTGGGACTAGACTGTGGGAAAAAGGCAAGCCTATTGAAGATGCTGAAAAAGCAGTTTGGTATTTAAACAAAATGATTGAGCTAATGAAAAAGACAAAAGGAGTAAACTGGTAAATGGAATGTGATAAATGCAACGATAAAGAAGTATTTGAAGTGTGGGAAGATATAGAGGTTTGTAAAGAATGTTATTTAGATTTGTGTGACAAGTTAATAGAGTGGGAGGAATAATGGATTCATATCAACAATACATACACAAGTCACGCTATGCTCGTTGGCTAGAAGATAAAGGTAGAAGAGAAACTTGGTCAGAAACAGTAAGACGATATACTGATTTCTGGGTAGAAAGAGGTCAAATAGATTATGAAACATCTGAAAGATTATACAAAGCAATTTATAATCAAGATGTAATGCCTTCTATGCGTTGTTTAATGACAGCAGGAGAAGCACTAACTAGAGATAACATGGCTGGGTTTAATTGTTCTTATATAGCTATAGATAATATTCGAGCATTTGATGAAATACTTTACGTTCTTATGTGTGGTACTGGAGTAGGTTTCTCAGTTGAAAGACAAGAAGTTAAAAAGTTACCAGAAGTTGCGGAGGAGTTTCATGAAACAGATACTACAATCGTTGTACGAGATTCTAAAATTGGTTGGGCGAAGGCTTATCGTGAGCTGGTTAGTCTTTTGTATTCGGGTCAGATACCTTCGTGGGATGTTAGCCGTTTACGCAAAAAAGGGGAACGTCTTAAAACATTTGGAGGTCGTTCTTCGGGTGCTGATCCTCTTGTCGCTTTGTTACATTTCACTGTTGCTACTTTCAAAGCTGCTGCTGGGAGGAGGCTTACTAGCCTAGAGTGCCATGATATTGTATGTAAAATTGCAGAGATTGTTGTTGTTGGGGGTGTTAGGAGGTCTGCTCTTATCAGTCTCTCTAATCTTTCTGACGATAGGATGCGTCATGCTAAGTCTGGAAATTGGTGGGAAACTGATACGCAAAGGGCACTCGCTAATAATAGTGCTGTATATGCAGACATCCCAGACTTTGAAACATTTCTTGAAGAGTGGGTATCATTATATAAATCAAAAGCTGGAGAGCGAGGTATCTTCTCAAGAGCAGCATCAAAAAACCAAGCAGCAAGAAACGGACGAAGAGATATAGATCATAGTTTTGGTACTAACCCATGTTCCGAAATAATACTTAGGTCAGCACAAGTATGTAATCTTAGTGAAGTTGTTGTAAGGTCTACTGATGATCTAAGAGATTTAGAAGAGAAAGTAGAAATAGCTACAATACTAGGAACACTACAGTCCTCATTAACTGACTTTAGATATGTTCGATCTATCTGGAAGAAGAACACACAAGAAGAATGTTTGCTTGGTGTTAGTATGACAGGTATAATGGATCATCCAATCTTGTCGGGTAAAACAGATAAAGGTTCTTGGTTTGATCATCCTAATCAACCTGATTTAAAATTAACATTAGAAAAATTAAAACACGTTTCTGTTCAAACTAATAAGAAGTGGGCTGCTGAGTTAGGTGTAAATCAATCAACTGCTATTACTTGTGTTAAACCATCAGGTACAGTTAGTCAGTTAGTAGATAGTGCATCAGGACTTCATGCTAGATTCTCACCTTATTATATAAGACGAGTACGCTCAGATGGTAAAGACCCTATCTCAGAGTTTCTAAAAGATGCTGGAGTACCTTGGGAAAAAGATGTAATGAATAATGAAAACTATGTATTCTCTTTTCCTATGAAAGCTCCTGATGGTGCTACAACAGTAGAAGAGTTAGATGTACAACAACAGTTAGACTTGTGGGATACTTATCAAGAAAGCTGGTGTGAGCATAAACCTAGTGTGACTATTTATTACTCAGATGCAGAGTTTCTTGCAGCAGGTCAATGGGTATGGGATAAACTAGATAGTTGTTCTGGTATTAGTTTCTTACCTAGAACAGATCATGTTTATCAGCAAGCACCTTATGAAGCTATTGATGAAGAAACATACAAAAGTATGAAAAGTGAACTACCAAGTGATATTGATTGGGATAGACTTGGAGAGTTTGAAAAAGAAGATACAACTACTGGTACACAGGAACTAGCTTGTGTGGCAGGTGGTTGTGAAATCTAAAGCTAAAGCGATATTGATACTGGAGGTAGTAACCTGCCTCCATATCATCGCAAATGTATGGTTACATTGGCTTCCTGTAAGTCTTTGATTTTATGTTAATATTAAAAAGTTACCCTGTAGAGAACTAATTATGGAAAAAACACCTTTTGTAAGTAAAGAAATACTTACACATTTTAAAAAAATATTTCCGAATACATTACCTCGCAAGCTAGGAACAACTCCAGAACAGATAGCTTACTTGCAAGGTCAGCAATCAGTCCTAGAAAGAATGGAGTTTCTTTATGAGGATATAACAGAAGAGAATTAATTATGTGCTTTAAAGCTCCCGATGTGAAAATGCCGCCACCACCTCCACCACCTCCAAAAGCTCCACCACCACCTGAAAAACCACCAGAAGTCCTTGAAGATGCAGTAGATTCTACAGCAACTGCTTTAAAGAAACAATCTGCTGGAACTAAAAGATTAAGAAGAGGTGCAAAGTCTGGTATGCAAATTGGTAAAGCTACATCTACTGGTGCATCTTCAGGTCTTAAAATATCATAGGAAATTATTATGTGTCTAGGAATAGGTTCATTAGCTTCAAAAAGTAAATCAAAAGTACCTACTGCTTTAGGTATTGGAGGTTTGGGTGCTGATGCAATACAAAAAGTTAGAGAAGATAGAAAAGAAAAAAAAGCAGTCAAAGTAGAAAAAACACCAGTAACTACTAACAAATCAACAAATCAAAGTTTAAGTATGACTACTGGAAATAGACAATACTGAGGAATAACAAATGCTTTATGACGAAAGCATAGCAAAAAGCTATGAGAATATGACGGCAGATCGTGATGCTTTTTTAAGAAGAGCTAGGACTTGTGCTGAATTAACAATACCTACTCTTATGCCTCCTGAAGGTCATGGAAGTCACACTCAGTACGATAGCCCTTATCAATCTGTAGGAGCAAGAGGGGTAAACAATTTAGCTTCTAAACTTTTAATGACTTTGCTCCCACCTAATGAACCATTCTTTAGACTTACAATAGATGATTATGATTTGGTAGAATTAGGTGGTGATGCACGAGGACAAGTCGAAGAAGCTTTAGCTCGTATAGAAAGAAGTGCTATACAAGAAATAGAATCAAGAGCTATACGTGTCCCTGCTTTTGAAGCATTAAAACAACTTATTGTAAGCGGTAATGCTCTTATACATTTACCTACTAAAGGTGGAATGAAAGTATTTAGATTAGATAGGTTTACTGTTCAAAGAGACACAATGGGCAATCTTTTAAAAATAATTGTAAAAGAAACCGTTGCATATAATGCTTTACCTGTAGAGGTTCAAGAAGCTTTAATTGAAAACCCTACTTATCAAGAAACCTTAAATAAAAAAGAATGTGATTTATATACTTGTATAAAACGAGATGGTAAATCTTTTAATGTACACCAAGAAGTTCATGGAGTTATTATACCTAAATCTAAAGGTACATACCCTGAAGATAAACTTCCTTGGATGGCATTAAGATTTATTGCTGTTGATGGTGAAAATTATGGTAGAGGTTTTGTAGAAGAATATGTAGGTGATGTAAAATCATTAGAAGCACTAACAAAAGCTATTGTAGAGGGTAGTGCAGCATCAGCTAAATTACTATTTATGGTAAGACCTAACGGTACAACTAAAATTAGAAACATTGCTGATAGCCCTAATGGTGCTATAATTAGCGGTGATGCTAATGATGTTACTACTTTACAAGCTCAAAAGTTTAATGATTTTAGAGTAGCACAAGAAACAATGGCTGCAATAACACAAAGACTTTCTTACGCTTTTCTACTAAATAGCTCAGTACAAAGAAATGCAGAGCGTGTTACAGCAGAAGAAGTTAGGTTTATGGCACAGGAATTAGAAACTGCTCTTGGTGGTATCTACTCCGTTCTCTCTCAAGAGTTTCAAGTACCTCTTGTAAATTTACTTTTACAAAAGATGCAAAAAGAGAAGAAGATGCCTAAGTTCCCTAAAGATACTTTAAAACCACAGATAGTAACTGGTTTAGAAGCTTTAGGTAGAGGACAAGACTTAAATAAACTTTCAGCTTTCTTACAATATTTACAACCATTAGGTGCAGACTTAATAGCACAACAAATGAATGTAGATGATTATATATCTAGGCTTGCTGCATCGTTAGGTATTGATACTCAAGGTTTAATAAAATCTCAAGAACAATTACAACAAGAACAAATGGCAGCACAACAACAACAAGAACAAATGATGCAACAGCAGCAGATGATGTCTATTGCTGAAAAAGCCACCCCAGCTATGGCTAAAGGAGCTGCTGAATCTATGGCAGAAGCCGATATACAAGTTTAATTTTTAAAAAGAGACTATAATATGAGTACAGAAACTTTATCAACTTATGAAGAACAGGCAGAAAACCCTGATAACACACAAGCAATGATAGAAAAGGGAGAACAACTGGAGCAGAACAATGACCCTAGTCGCCCTGAATGGCTTCCTGAGAAGTTTAAAAATGCTGAACAAATGGCAGAAGCTTATGCCCAGTTAGAACAGAAGATGGGTTCAGGAAACCAAGAACAACAAACTGAAGAAGTTGAAACACAGCCTTCACCTAATACGGAATCAGCCGAGGTTGAAAAAGCATTAGATAATGTTGGAATTGATTTTAATTCTCTTCAACAAGAATACAATGAACAAGGAGGTCTTTCAGAAAGTGCTTATGGTGCTTTAGCTGAAAAAGGATTTTCTAAAGATTTGGTAGATACATGGATTAAAGGTCAAGAGGCTTCTAATGCAGAATACCAAAACTCTATCTACGATACTGTAGGTGGAGAAGAGTCTTACAGTCAAATGATTTCATGGGCAGCAGATAATTTATCTTCACAAGAGATTGCTGCTTATGATAAAGCTGTAGATTCTGGAGACATTGATATGGTCAAGTTGGCTGTAGCAGGATTACAACAAAAGTATCAAGCTGTAGAGGGAGTAGACCCATCATTAATAGATGGTAAAGCTACCAACAATACAGGCGGTAACTACGAGTCATGGTCACAAGTGACTGCTGACATGAAAGATCCTAGATACGAGAGTGATCCAGCTTATCGTCAACAGGTTGTGTCCAAGTTAGGACGTAGCCAACTATAGTCTCTTTTATGCCCTCTTCGGAGGGCTTTTTTAACATTCCAAAAGTAACAACAACACAATTACAATTACCTTTGACCCTCCGAGGAGGACAATCTCAGAGAAAGCATGAGTGTTAAGTGACTGAGTAGAATATCATTCATTTAAACATTTAATAAAAGGTAAATTATTATGTCATGGAATAGTACAGACGAGAATAGTACATCTCGCTTAGGTAAAGGCTCAGGATCAGATAACCGAGCTTTATTCCTTAAGCAGTTTTCAGGTGAAGTCCTAACTGCTTTTGAAGAAAAAAACATTGCGATGCCTCTTCACCGAGTTCGCACAATTAAAAATGGTAAGTCAGCTCAGTTCCCATCTATCGGAGTTACTACTGCTGCATATCACACAGTAGGTCAGGTCATTTATGGTGGCTCAGTACCAGCTAGTGAAATCACAGTAACAGTAGATGACTTGTTAGTAAGTTCAGCTTTCGTACCTAAAATTGATGAGGCAATGAACCACTATGACGTGCGTTCTATCTACTCATCAGAAATGGGTAACGCTTTAGCTAACGCTGCTGACCGTAACATCTTCTCAACAATCTACGAGGCTGCCACAGGTTCTGGCAACGGAGATCAACAAGCTCAGTGGGTTAATGCTGACTTTGCTGGTCTATCAGGAGCTTCTTCTGGTGCTACTGGTGCTGCTGGTAAGATTGACATTAAGACTGTTGCTTCTGAAGATGTTGATAATCATACACCAAATGGTCAAGAAGTTGTTGATGGCATCATCAAAGCTTTAGAAATTTTCGACAAGAATGATGTAACTGGTGAGAAGTATTGTGTTCTGAATCCAGAAACTTACTACATACTTTTAGGTAGTGACACTACAGCCATTAATCGTGATGTAGGTGGTAACGGTAGTGTTGCAACTGGTCAAGTTCCTACAGTAGGTGGAGTTAAAATCTTTATGTCTAACCACCTACCGATTGCTGCTCAGTCAACTCCTACTCCTTCAGGTACTAACGAAGCGAATAGAGCTACTGCTTATGCAAGTCGTGATGGTGATCTTAGAGGTCTTATATTCACTAAAGATGCTGCTGCAACTGTTAAGTTGCTTGATCTTGGTGTTGAGTCTGAATACCAAATCGAACGTCAAGGTACTTTGATGGTTGCTAAATACGCAATGGGTCATAACGTCCTTCGTAACAAATCGGCTATTGCTTTTGTATCATAAGATAGTCTAACTGAGAGCATCCCTTCGGGGGTGCTTCTCTTTATTTTTTCATTGAGGTATTTATGTCAACAACATCAACAACAAAATTAGAAGCAGTAAACTCTATGCTTTCTGTTATAGGTGAAGCTCCAGTATCTAGCTTAGAATCAGGCTTATTAGATGCTGTAGATGCTGAACGTATTCTCAATGAAGTTTCACGAGAAGTTCAATCAATGGGCTGGAACTTCAACACAGAGAAAAACTTTCCAGCAGCAGCAGATTCAAGTTCTGGTGAAATTACTTTAGCTGATGAAATTGTTAGAGCAGATTTAGCTAAAACTAAATATAGAAGCTCTACAGCAGAATATGTACAACGTGGTAATAAAATATATGATAAAGTAACACACTCTTTTAACATAGGAAAAACACTAAACTTAGATATAGTAAGACTATTAGATTTCACAAATTTACCTGAAGTAGCTCGAAGATATGTTACAGTTAGAGCTGCTCGTATATTTCAAGAAAGAGTGCTAGGAAGTGATACACTTTCTTCTATGAATAGAACTGACGAACAAAACGCATTATTTGCCTTACGAGAAATGGAAGGGGATAATGGTGATTATAATATATTTGACGATTATGGTACTTATAGTGCTACTGATCGAAGTATTGGAACAGGGGTAGTCTAAATGTCTTTAGTCTCTAAACACATACCAAATTTAATAAACGGTATTTCTCAACAACCAGCAGAGTTAAGATTAGAATCTCAAGGTGAATTACAGGAAAACGGTTTATCTGATGTGGTTGATGGATTAAAGAAAAGACCACCCACAAAGTTTATAAAGAAATTTGTAAAAACTAATAGTTTTGACTCTAGTGTAAGTAGTGGTGTTTTAAGTACAAGTAATACACAAGCTATAGGTGATATATCAAATTTTTATATTACTACATACAAGCGTAGTGAAACAGAACAATATACTGTTGTAATAGAACCTCACGCTAGTGCCCCTAAAATATATGTATATGACATTAACGGTAATCTTAATTATGAATCAGGCGTAGGTAGCTGGGATTGGTCAAGTGGTAGTTGTGTATTCGTACAAACTAATACTGACGATACATCTTATTTAGCAGCAGTAGATAGTGTTACACTTACAAAAAACGATATAACTTCTACTTCAGTATCAGATTATACTTTTATAGTTAATAAAAGAAAAGTTGTTGAACAAGACTCGGTAGTTGATCCTCAAGAAACAGGAAACAAAGCTTTAATATATTTAAAAAGCGTTAATTACTCAAGAAACTATAAAATAAAAGTTACATCAAAAACTGATTCTAGTGAAGTATTAACAGCAGACGCAACTACAACTGCTGGTAATGGTAGCAATGTAACTGATGAAACACAATTACAAGTTGGAGCAGTCATCAAGCAATTAACAGGTGATACTGGATCGGATGGTTTTAAAGACGATAGTAACATGATTTCTAGTGGTACTTATGCTGCTCCTATAGCAACTTATACTGAGTCAATACCATTTACAACAAATCAATTTGATGGTACAGCTCAAACACTTAAATTAAACGATACTTGCACAAACACTTATTATAACAATGCTAGAGTCTTTAATATTGTCGAGCCTTCAACTGGACAATTCCCAACAGATATTACAGTATTAGTAGGTAATGCTATTATTCCTTATGCTGGTTCTGATGCACAAACTCTAGTAGATAATGCTAGTGCTACTGATTCCTATATAAGTAAAGCTCCTAAAGATGGCTGGGTTTTTAATAAACACGTAGCTGCAAATGCTCAAGTAAGAGGAGCTATACTTTTACCTCAAAACGCTATGTCTATGACATCTGGTCAAGAATACAGTTATCCTGCTCCTTATAGAGGATATACTGAAATATATAACAAAACTTCTATAACATATAATGCGTTTGTTTCACCAAACCCAAACAATAACGAACCTTACTTTGTTCTTACAACTACTGATGATGGTCAGATAGGTGATTTTAATATAGAAGCTACTGATGATGATGGTGGTAGTAATTTAAGAGTTTTTAAAGACAACGCTAAGTCTTTTACTGACTTACCTAATCAATGTGTAAGTGGTTATAGAATACAAGTTGCTGGAGATAATAATCAAAAAGAAGATAATTTTTATGTTGTATACACAGGTTCAGGAGGTTCTGGGGTTTGGAAAGAAACTGTAGCAGCTAATTTAAAAAATAATTTTAACGCAACAACTTTACCTCATACCCTTAAACAACTTAGACATTCATCTAGCAATAATTTATATTTCGAGTTTACACAAGGGTCAAACTCAGAAGGAAAAGGTTGGTCGTCCAGAATGGCAGGAGATGATGATACAAACCCATTTCCTAGTTTATTAAATCAAACAATATCAGATATATTTTTCCACAGAAGTAGATTAGGACTAATATCTGGTGAAAATGTAATATTTAGTGAAACAAACAATTTCTTTAATTTCTTTAGAACAACAGTACGTACTCTTTTAGATACTGATCCTATAGATGTAGCAGTTAGTCAAAATGAAGTATCAGATTTAAAAGCTGCTTTACCTATACAAGATAGTTTATTATTATTTTCTGAATTAAATCAGTTTACACTTTCAGCTACTCAATTACTAACACCAGCAGAAGTTACTATAGATCAATCTACAAAGTTTGAATGTGATTTAACAGCCTCACCAGTAGGTGCAGGTAACAGTGTTTTCTTTGCACAAAAAGGTGGTAACTTTTCTAACGTAAGAGAATATTTTACTGATGGTAATACAGAGATTAAAGATGCAGCCTTAGTAACTTCACACTGCCCTGAATATCTTGCTGGTAGAATTACTAATATGGTAGCGTCTACAAACGAAAATATGTTAGTATGTCAAACAGATGATGACACAAAAACAATATACATTTATAAGTATTTTAACCAAAACAATGAAAGGTTACAAAGCTCTTGGTCACAATGGAAGTTTGACCAAGATGTAGCATCAATGTCTTTTAATAATTCTAAATTATACGTAGTATTTACTAATGGTAGTTTTGAAGAATTATCACTTAGAACAGATGCAGCCGATGTAAGTTATGGAAATGCTTTTCAAGCAACATTTAACCCTTCTCTTCTTGGAGGTACTAACTATTCATCTTTAACTCCTTCACAAGCGTCAGGATTAGGCTTTAGTAATAATATAGGTACTTATGCAGCAGTTGGTTATGTCAACACTCATATTGGTATCATATTTATAAATCCTAAAAGTAATGCAGCTATGCCTTCAGGCACTGCAAATGGATTAACGTCTGATTTAAATTTTGAGTTTCTTAGGATGCCTAATCTTAGTAGTGTTGTTGTAAACGGAACAACTTTTAGTGTAACAGACACAAGTAATTTTCATATTGTAAAAACAGGTAATCTCTTAGAAGATGGTGATGGTTATACTAAATACTTCTTTAGATTTAAAACTGATTCAGCAAGAATAACTTTCTTTGAAGGATTATCTGGAGCTGCAAATATTGTATTTAATTATTCTGAGGGTGTAGCATTTAGTGCTAAATCTCACGACATTTTATTAGATCATAGAATAAAAGTTGACGGATCAACTATTCAAAGTGTATCTAATTTAGAAACTGCTGTTCCTTTTATGGATGATACTACAGAATATATAGGATATAATGGAGAGGTTATAGGAACAGGTCAAAGTGACGATACTAAAGCTGCTGTTGTAGCTCATATGTATGGTGGAAGCACTATTCAA